AAACCAAATGTACATGTTCCTGAATAATGAACGTGGTTTGAATTTAACAACAGTGCAGAAAATTGGTGATCTGATCAACCAATAATTGCATTTTAAATATCACAATTACCCTGTATTTAAAAAAAAATATGGGGTAAAAGTGTTTTTTTTATGTTTTGATGGTCGTATATAAATTAAATTTATATATATTTGTCCTGTTGCAACGAGGCAACGACATTATTAAAAAACATAAAACATTGAAAATGAGCAATTTAACACAAAAAACAGTAAAAAGACAAACACGCAAAGTTGGTGTTGCAGGTGGATTCATCAACCAAATGATGGGAAATAATGAAACATTGCCAGTTGTTGGTGAGGGTGCAACAATCCTGATGTATTCAGATCGTGAGGCACACGAAGTTATTGAGGTTTCAGATAATGGAATGCAATGTGTGATCCGCAAAATGGATGCAAAAAATATTGGTACATCATACGGTGATGAACGTTACACATATAAATCAAACACTGAAAATTACACAACAACATTGGAATGGAGTAACAAAAAACAATGTTGGGGATCTGTTGGGTATTCTGTTGAAATCATCAAAGCATTAAACAACAAATATTACAAAAAATACGGTTGGGGATCAACGGAAATTTTATTAAAGGATTGCGGAATTGAATCATACCAACATTTGTATGAGGATCCAAATGCAGATAATTATTACAACCAAATGATGATCATTGATGGTGTAACAAAAAAATACAAAAATTTTAGTAAGGTATCAATTATTTTTGGTACCATGCAACAATACCGTGATCCATCATTTTAATCAACAAAACACTGGGCATGGTAATACATGCCCATTTTTTTTAATATAAACGCACAAATTATGGAAAATAATCATCACACAGGCCCAAACATTATTGATCTGCATGATCAGGTAATGGTATTAAAAACAAACCAAATTGGTTTGGTTATTGATTCTGAAATAATAACAGTTGTTTATGTGCAATCCAGTGGAATGCAAAAAACAAAAGTTACTGAACACACCGTGAAATTTACTGATCAATCTGTTGATACATTTTTATCACACGAATTGGAACACAATGATGATGATATTGAATGTGATTGTGATGAATGTGATGGTGATGGGTGCGTTGATGTTATGGATTGCCATGATCAATCAAATGAGTGTTGTGGCGGTTGCTTTAAATCTGTTGAATGTGATGAATGCAATGGTACAGGCAAAATTGAAAAACAAATTGATGAAATTATTGAATTATGAATGATATTAATAAACTGGATCAGGCCCATTATTACAACAATCAAATACCAAAAACGTTTGATGAAATGTGTACATACCTGTTATCAAAACAAAATTGCAGTATTCAAGGCGGATTTTTTACAATAACTGATATGCATAATTTTTGCAACAGGGCAAATGAATCTGTTAATCTAATTGAATACAATGAACGGATCAACAATGTGATGTGCCGAACACAAAAGGGATCAATGCAGAGGGCATTTGATGCCTATTTAAAAGGCCATATTGATAATGTGGGTGTGATATACAAAAAACCATTTTCACCGCATTAAACGTGTTTTAAATAAAAAATATTGTAAATTTGAATTGTTATGTTTTATGTGAATGGGGTGCAGATGGTTAAAACACCATGTAAATGCATCCCATTTTCTAATTTATTATATTTGTAAAATGAACAGGCAACAAAAACGAAGTTTAACACGCAAAGCAATTAAAGAAATGAAAAAAGCAAAACCAACAAAGGTAAAAAAAATTGATGATGCATTTGATAAAAAAATTGAGGCAATCAAAAACAAAAGAAATGAAACAGTAAAAAAATTACCCATTTATAAAAAAATATTGGGTATTGCATTTTTACCAGTAATGTTTTTATTGTTCAGTATTGATCGTTTTATACATTTATTTTTACCGCATGCAACACACGCATCATTTAAACTGTATTTAATTGAGCCATCCAGTTTAAAATTAACATTTATACGCATTGCAATGGTTGCAGGTATAATATTATTGTTTAACCTGATATTTTAAAAGGCATGGCAATAAAACCCAAACCAAAAGTAAAAGCAAAACCCACAAAAAAAAGGGCCAAACCTGTTGTTAAAAAAGCAACAAAATCCAACACTATAAAAAAGGGTGCAATGATTGAGGCATTAATTGCATCATTGGGCATCATTTCAACCGCATGCAGTGCAGTTGGTATAAACAGATCAACACATTACGAGTGGATCAAAACTGATGATCATTATGCGGAACAGGTAAATGATATTGCCGAACACGCACATGATATGGTTGAATCACAATTGCATGATCAAATCAGGGATGGCAACACAACCGCAACAATATTTTACATGAAATGCAAAATGCGATCACGTGGATATGTTGAACGGCAGGATGTTAATTTACAAACCAACAGGCCTGATTTTTCTGATTTAACAACGGATGAAATACGTGAACACCTGAAAAATGGGAAAAAATAAAACAGATTTAATAAATTTGTATTTGTATTATGAGTTGTGCAAACGTGATTTTTGGCAATTTTGCAAATTTTATGATCCTAAATTTTTTAAGGAACGTGAATTTTTGCATCAGGTGGCGGATGCAATGCAGGATATTACAGATGATAAAATTAAATCATTATCTGTTTCATTACCGCCACGTGCAGGAAAATCATACATCACATCAATTTACTGTGCATGGGTGTTGGGCAATCATCCAACAGAATCAGTGATGCGTAACACATGCACGGCAACACTGTACACAAAATTTTCATATGATGTACGTGATATTGTGAAATCAGAAAAATTCACAACAATATTTCCTGATGTATGTTTATCATCTGATAAGGCAAATTTGCAGGGATGGAACACCAACAGTTCAAAACAGGTTGGTTATTTCGGTGCAGGTGTTGGCGGAACAATCATTGGATTTGGTGCATCAATGGTTGCCATTACGGATGATCTATACAGGGGTATTGATGATGCCATGAATGATAATATGAATGCACGTGTGATCCAGTGGAAACAGGCAACACATGATTCACGGTTTGAAACAGGATGTAAACGTATTGATATTGGTACACGTTGGGTTGTTAATGATGTAATTGGTTATCAAATGGCACAGGGTGCATATGATAAATCCATTATGGTACAGGCATTGGATGAAAATGATCAATCATTTTGCAGTGCGGTTATGAGTACAGATGAATACATTGATAAAAGAAAAAAAACCGCAAAGGAAATTTGGTTGGCAGAATACCAACAACAACCAATGGATTTAAAAGGAATGTTATTTGGTGAAATAAACATTGTTGATCCTGATGAATTGGATGAAATAAAGGATAAAATTGAGGGTTGCATTGGATATGTTGATGTATCAGATACAGGAAATGATTACACTGCATGTGCCATTGGTGCCATTGTAGGTGATCAGGTTTACATTGTTGATTATGTATTTGATAGATCAAACACGGATGTAACAATACCAATGGTTGCATCCCTGTTGGATAAATGGAATGCCAATTATTGCCGTGTTGAATCAAACAGTATGGGTGCAATGTTTGCACGTGAATTACAACGTAATACCAACACACGAATATTACAGGTGGCCAACACACAAAATAAAATTACACGGATCATCATGCAATCCGCATTTGTGTTAAATAAATTCAATTTTGTACGTTATGATGTGCCACAATCAATCAGATTTATTGATAATATTTTATCATTTAGTAAAGAGGGTAAAAACAAAAATGATGATGCACCTGATTGCATAGCAGGTTTATCAATGTTTATCCAATCATTGTTCAAACATTTACGTTAAAGGCCCTAAATTGTTATATTTGTAACACATAAGGTTTTAAAAAACCATCAGTTTATTAAGAGTGATCATGATGTTTTTTATGCAGGTTGGAAAATACCTGCATTTTTTTTTATTATTTTTACGTTATGATAAATGAAAAATGGCATCCTGTACACTGGGTAATACTCGCAATGGGCCTGTGTATGATCCTGTTAATGATTCAATTTAATTACATTATTGATCAGTGTAAACCAGTTGATAAAAACAACGTGAATGATACGTTGTACATTGAACAATCACATGAATTTGGTTTAAATAAATGATTTACGTGTTACAACGTGTTAATATTCAAAAGGAAATTAACATATAAACATTGAATAATAACAAGTGTTTAACATGTGTTGAACACAATTTAACATGATTCAACAAAGGAAATGAAAGGAAAGTAAATGAAAGGAAAACAAATAAATAAATTGATTCAGGGATTTAAACGTTTTCATCATTACATGATGTACATTGAACAGGAACGCATTAAATCAATGATACATTCAGGTTGGGGTAAATTTTAATAACAGTATTTAAATGCCCAACAACGCACGTTTTTCATCATCAGATAATTCAACACCTGATTCAATTATTTTCAACACTGCATTTGCACGTTTATCCATTGCATCAGATTGTAAAACCTGATCCTTTTGCAGTACGGCAACATGTGAAAAATCTGCACACAATTTCAATCCCTGATCTGTAAGGCCCAATTGATGTGAAAGTGTTGCATATAATTGATCCGTTTCAGGAATAATTGTATCCTGATAAGTCATACGCATACCTTCAAAAACATTGGTAAACGTTGCACCTTTTGTTGATGCAAACAGGTATTGTGATAAACCATACGCATCAATGATGGCCATTTTATCTGCATCCAGTTCCTCAAATAACATCAGTTGTTTTGTTGGATAACTCATTGGAGTCCAATCAACATTTGATTCCGTAATTACAATTTGATCTGCATTACGTTTTATCCAATCCTTTTGTATTTGCCGTTTTTCTTTTGGATCCATTGGTAATGATCCGCCCAAATCAGATTGATTTGATGATAAAATACCAATTGCAGATAAATTCTCTAATAAAACATTACGTTTTTTGTACTGTGCAATGATGTTTGATAATGGATACCGCAGGGTTTCAATCCTGTTGCGTGGATTTACCAAATGAATACCATCAGGTGTATTGATGTAAACCATATCATCAATTTCAATTGTTTCATATTTTTTACCATCATAATAAAACTGATAATTTTCAATCATTCCGCCTGTTTCCATCTGATCCAAATAACGGCCTGAAAGTTTTAATTTAACTTTTGATGATGGCAATGGCACAATTAAATTACGTATATCAAATGAACGTTTTGGGCAATATGCAAATGCATTTGCAAACAATCCATCATTAACTGAAAGTGAATAAATAACATCAGACCATGATTGTGTTGGGTTTGGTTTGGCAATTAAATCCTGTACCCATTGATGATCAGTAACAATTTCACCATCTGCATTTTTCAAAACTGGCAATCCTGATGCCATCATTGATGCACGTTTATCAATTACTGTGCGTAATTCAGGCACCTGTAAATACAGTTCAAATGGTTTGTTGGTATCTACCCAAACCGCATCCTTTGTACCATAATAACTTTGTTGGTTATTGTTCAGGTATTGCATAAATTTATCACTGTTTTGGTTAGACCATCCAAATATTGAAGTCCAAAAATCGTTTGCCATGATGTTTTTTTTTAATATATTTGAACAAATTTAACTAATTTTGTTATATAAATTTGCATAATTATGGAAAAACCATTTTCAACGTACAACATCAAACAGGCAACATCACAGATAAAAGATATTGATTTATCTGCACGTGAGGTGGCAATTTATTTATCTGTATTTGATACAATTGATTCAGATAATGATTTAATACGCAAAGGTGCATTTAAAAAATCCCTGAATGATAGGGGTGTAAATTCAGGATCCAACAGGCAAATTGCATTTTTAAGGCATCACGATTGGGAACATCAAATTGGTACATTTACATCATTACAAGAAGATGAAAAAGGATTGTTTGCAGTTGGTAAACTGGGTACATCATCAAAAGGTGATGATGCATTGCGTGATTATCAGGATGGAATTATTACGGAACACAGTATTGGATTTCAATACATTGCAGATAAAACAAATTTTATTGAGGTTGAAAAAAAGGATGCGGATGATCCTGATGAATCAACAGGATATTTTGAAATAAAGGAATTAAAATTGTGGGAAGGATCCGCAGTAACATTTGGTGCAAACCAATATGCAAACACAATTGATGTGTTTAAAACAGTACAGGAAAAACAAACAATACAAAAATCATTATGTGATCAAATGAACATCATTGTGAAAGCAATTACCAGTGGTAAGGGTACAGATGAACGTTTATATGATTTGGAAATGAAATTAAAATATTTAAATGCACGTTTAATTGATGTTGCAAACACCGATCCGTTCAACAAAGAACAATTGGCCGTTAAACAAACTGTTAAACAAACGTTTAATTGGAGTGGGTTTGATGATTATTTTCAAGTGAAAACAAATTAAAAAATCGAAAATAAATAAATTATTAATATTTAAAAATTAAAAAAAATGGAAAATACACCATTAACACCTGAACAGGTGATTGAAAAATTTGAGGCAAAAATTGCTGAAAAAACAAACGGTTTTGCATCATCAAATGATGTTGAAACATTAAAATCTGAATTATCAAATGAATTGGATGCATTAAAATCTGCAAACAAATCAGATGAATTACAGAAAAAATTTGCAGATCTTGAAAGTACAATTGATGCATTAAAAGAGGGTAACAAAACAAATGCAACAACGGCAAAAAAATCCATTAAGGATATGATTGTTGAAAAATCAGATGCATTAAAAAAACTGATCAAACAAAAATCAGGTGTTGTTTCTTTAACATTAAAGGCACAAATTGATCCAATTAATTTGGGTACATTACGTGGTGATGTTTATGGGCAATTAATCAATGAAACATTTGATATACCATACAGATCAGAAACGAGAATTACGGATTTGTTCAGAAAAACAAACGTTGAAACAGAGTACATCAAGTACAGAGAGCAAAAAACAGTAACAAGGGATGCAGGTGTGGTTGTAAATTGTGCAACAAATAACACTGATACAACAGTTGTATGGCAAACCAAAACTGTACAGATTGCAAAAGTTCGTGATTATGTTGATGTTTGTATTGATATGATGGATGATTACAGTTTTGTAACATCAGAAATTGAAAATCTTGTATCATCATCAATCAGATTAAAGGCAGACAGTGCGGTTTTAAACGGAACAACAGATATTGTTTCAATTGATTCAATCAGTTCGGTATTTGATCCTGCAAATGTATTGGCACCTTTTACTGGTGCATTTACATCTGCAACGTTGGCAGAATTAACAGGTGCAATGAAAGCACAGATATACACGTTTGGGCAGGAAATGGCATATGATGCAGATACAATCATTATGAATTACAATGATTGGGTTAAATTCATGCACCAAAAAAATGCAAACGGTGATTACCTTTTACCAAACTTTGTGGCATCAGGTGATTCAGTGTTGAACGGAATGCGTGTGATTACATCACCATTGGTTTCACCAAATTCATTGTATGTTTTGGATTCAAGAAAGGGCCAAATTTTAGACAGACAAGGGGTGACAGTTGATTTCAGTTATGAAAACAATGATAATTTTGAACACGAAATTGTTACTGTTAAAGCATTACAGAGAATACAGTTTTTTGTACCACAGGTACATCAGGATGCATTTATGAAAGTAACTGATATTGCAACGGCATTAACTGCAATCACAAAATAAATATTTGTTTAACAGATTAAAACAATCATTATGAAATTAAAAATATTAAAAGATTGGGGAACGTTAAAAAAGGATCAAATTATTGATTCAAGCGGAAACACATCACAATATTTGTTATCAAATGGCATTGCCAGTATGGCACCAAATGATGATTGCATTGGTGATTGTGATGATCATGCAGAAAACGAATGCGAGGGGTGCAAATCTAAAAAGAAAAAACGCAGTGCAGGGCATAAGGGTGCGGTAATAATTGAGGAATCAGTTGATCCAAAACCAAAAAAAACTGCACCTGTTGTTAAAAAAAAGGTGGCACCATCAAAAGTGAAAGCAAAAATATCAATTAAAAAAACTGCATCACCTAAAAAATGATGCAGTTATAAAACCATAAAATTACAATGGCAAACGTTTTAAATATCACATACGCAGATTTTGGCAAGGGTAAATGGGAATTGGCAACAGGCATTTATGAACAACAAAAAATCAACGGTTACATTGATCTGTACACAAACAGATTATTGGCGGAATTGTTGGGTGTTGATTTGTATAATTTGTTTGTGGCGGATTTAGATCCATTAACTTTTGTACCACAGGATCCTGTGTATTTGGCAATTTATAATGCATTTATGCATGAAAGTGGCACATGTAATATTATTATCAGTGATGGTATGATTGATATGATCAAAGGATTCATTTATTTTGAATACTTAAAAGATCAGATAAATCAGGTTTGGGTATCAGGAAATGTTGCACCTGTTGGTGAGAATAGCAAAAATATTTCAACACTATCACAACAGATTTATACACGGTATAATCAGGGAGTGTTTACGTATCATGCAATTCAAAGATACATTTGTGATAATTCAAGTGATTACCCAAAATATAATGGGCATAGTAAAGTAACAACGTATTGGATATGATTGATGCAACCATTGAAATACAGGAAATCATTGATCAAATCAATTGCAAAATTGATGGTGAATACAATGCAATGAATGGCAAAACATATTTTTGCCATACAAAATGGGCCAGAGTTGGTAAAACAATTACTGATTCAAATGGTATTGTGTTTTTAATTAATGATGTACAGGTTGATGAATGGATAATTGCAACACAATTAATTCAAACCGATCCTGTGATTAATTTGGATGGTGTTTGCACGTTGCAAAAACCGTTTTTTATTACAGGTACAAAGTTGGCAACAAACCGTGAATGGACAATTGCAACAAATAATTTAGAGGAAAAATTGCCGTTGATTTGGTTACTGGAAATAATCAGTGAAACAGGATACGGCAGGGAATCCGCCATTGCACGTGATATTGTTACAAATCTGTTTTTTTTAGATGAAACGGATCCATCACAATATTACACGGCAGATCACCGTAAACAAGTGGTTACACCAATGGGTAATTTGATGCATGAGTTTATTAAAACGGTTGAACGTTTAAGGATGTACAAAACTGTTGATGAATTTACATACAAAACATTCTCACGTTTTGGTGTTGAAACGGATCAGGGTGCAGTTGAAAACATATTGGATGCCAATTTATCAGGTGTTTCATTAAATATTACGTTGAGTAAATACCGTGCAAATTGTAAATGTTAAGAGAATTTAAAATAAAATAATAATTAATTAAAAAAATAAACATATGAAATCATGTGATTGTAATGCAGGTTTAAGTAACACAGGGGTACCATCCTGTGTACCTGTTCAGGGAATAACAAGTTCCTTAATTTTAGTGCCTTTAACGGCAAATGATGGTACAAAAAACGGTATTGATTTAAGTGCATCAATACCAACATGGAGTGATTACGTAAATGAGGCGGATGCATCAAAACGTTGGTTTCCATTACCTAAATTTGAAAACGTAGAATTACCAAAAGCGGATTCTTTATTTGAGGAGGCAAACAGTGGCCGTAAAGCATATTTACGACAGGGTGTAAGATCTTTTGCAGGTGAATTATGGCAGGATGATTCAACACCAACATTTTTGGGTAAATTAATGGCATCACGTTGTGTGCAGTTTGGAATTTACATTGTTGATGTTGAGGGTGATTTAATTGGATCAGAGGTAAACGGTTTTTTATATCCAATACCAGTGGACAACGACAGTTGGGATCCAAAATTCATGTTTGCAACAGATGCAACAGTTCAAAAAATCATGTTAGGATTTGATTTTTACAGGTTGTTTGATGAATCAACAATGAAAATGATCACGGCAGAGGAATCAGGAATTGATTTTAACAGTTTAGAGGGTTTATTGGATGTTGAATTAACTGTTGCAAGTGCAACAACAACGGCAATTACTGTTTCTGCAAATTTAGATTACGGAACGGCATACAATCCAATCCTTTACAAAGGTGCAACGTTGCCTGCTGATTGGAAATTGGATAATTTGGATGCAGGTACAGTTGTTACAATTGATGCAGTTACAGAGCCAACAGATGGCAATTATGTTATTGATTATACCAGTGCAGGATTGGCATCAGGTGTAAACCTTAAATTATCAGTTGCAAAAACTGGTTTTGATGGATTTGTTAATACAGTAACGGCATAAAATTATGGGAAAAACAGAATATATCACGGTTGGAAAATCAACATTTAGGGTTGAGGTTTTAAAAGATTTAACACAAAAAGATGCATTAAAACAATTTCATTATTTGAATAGTGAAACAGTAAAACAGGCATACAAATTGTGCAATCCTAAAAAAGTAAACAGAAAATCAGTGAAAAAATCTGTTTAACAATTGATTTTTGATATTAAAAGGGGATGTATTTGTTTACATCCCTTTTTTTTGTTATATAAAAACGTTTAAATTTTCGTAAATTTGAAATATGATTGGAAATACATTGATCGAACAACAATTAAATAAGGCATTAACATTGGATGATGCATTGGCATGGTATGAGGCAAACACAACACAAATTAAAAATTTGGTGTTAAATCTTATCAGGCAGGATCAGTTGTTTGAACGTGGTGTGAATAAATTTGATGAAGTTATTGGATTGTATTCACCACTTACGCAACAGATAAATCCAATGAAACGTGCAGGAACACCGTACACATTAAAGGATACAGGTGCGTTTTATCAATCAATGTTTATTACAGTGCTAAAAGATAGCATTTTAATCAATGCAGATGCATCAGTAATGCAGGATCAATCATGGTGGAACAATAATATTTTGGGATTAGATGAACAGAATTTGGAAATATATGCGGAACAAATCAGGCAACAGTACATTAAATACGCACGTAAAATATTGGGAATCAATTGATGAAATGCCCATGTTTCACTGGCAAAAATGCAGTGATGGATTTTTAAAGTATGTTAATGTTGATCTGATTGATGATGAAACAGGCAACCAAATACAATATGATAAATTGTATGATCAGTATTTGGCACGGTTTGGTTTATCAAAACAGTTTGAACGGTACATGAAGTTGTTGCAACAAAAGGCAAAATTGCAATGTTTATATGTACAAACAAATAAACGTTTTAAATTAACAGAGATTGAAATTGTTGATGCAAAAATTGAACGTTTAAATGTTAATTTTGGGGATGGTAAAAGCATTGAAACAACATGTTTACATTTATCAAAATGGTTGGGTTATAAAGTAAATTTAAGGGAAACAACAGTTGTTGAATATTATACAATAATAAACGAATATGGCAAGTGGGCAAATAAAAAGGAGTGATATTGCAGAATCAGATTTGTACAAAGAAATCAGGGATTCCGCAAAAAAAACATTAACTGAATTGGATAAAATGAATGTTGGGTTGAAAAAAACCGCAACAACAATATCCAAAACGTTAAATTCATCATTGAAAAAATCAACAGAGGGCATCAATAAAATGAGTAAAGCCGTTGCACAGGCAGATGCCACAATGAAACAATCAGTGCAGGTTGATAAAGCAAAATCACAGGCCGTAAAGGCACAGATACAGGCGGAACGTGAATTGGAACGGTTGCAACAGGATAAAATACGTACATCCAAAATGGAATCACAAGAAAAGGAACGTTTGTTGAAACAATCACAGAGGCAAAAAAAGTTGGCAGATCAGGAAACAAATGCATACAAAAAACTTGTAAAGGCAACACGTGATCAAAAAAATGAATCCAAACGTTTGGGTGCAGAATTGTTAAAATTAGAACAGGCAGGTAAAAAGAACACAAAAGAATACAGAAAATTGCAAATGCAGTTTGACAAAGTAACAAGATCCGCACGTTCAGGTGATAAACAATTGAAAAAATTGGATAAAACTGTTGGTGATAATTTCAGGAACGTTGGAAATTACAGGGGTGCATTGGGTAAATTATCAGGTGCGTTTGCATCTTTGGGCCTCGCAATGGGCGGTGCAATGATTATACGTAATGTATTTGAAACAGTAAAAGAATTTGATCAGGCCAGTGCAAATTTGGCATCTGTTTTGGGTGTTACACGTGAGGGCATGCGAGGTTTAACGGATGATGCAATGAAGTATGGATCAACAACACGTTTTACCGCAACAGAGGTTGCAAACCTGCAAACAGAATTTGCAAAATTGGGTTTTTCACAATCTGAAATATCAAACGTTACAAAATCAACATTGGATTTAGCCAGTGCAACAGGCACAGATTTGGCAGAATCCGCAACAGTTGTTGGTGCAACAGTTCGTGCATTTGGTTTATCAACAGAACAAACCGCACGTGTAACTGATGTAATGAGTAAATCATTTTCCAGTTCATCATTGGATATGCAGAAATTCAGTACGGCAATGGGTAATGTGGCACCAGTTGCCAAAAGTGCAGGGTTAAATATTGAGGAAACAACCGCATTATTGGGTACATTAACTGATAACGGTATTGATGCATCAACGGCAGGAACAGGATTGCGTAATGTGTTTTTGGAATTAACCAAATCAGGTATGACGTTTGATGAGGCAATGGGCCTGATTCAAAACAGTACAAATAAAAACGCAACCGCATTGGAATTATTCGGTAAAAGGGGTGCAACAATTGGTACAGTATTGGCATCAAACACATACAATGTTGAAACATTAACAAATGCATTGTATGATTCGGCAGGTGCAACACAGATCATGGCAGATATGCAATTGGATACGTTGGGCGGATCATTGGATTTATTAACATCCGCATGGGATGGTTACATTTTAAAAGCAAATGAGGCAGGCGGTATTGGTGATATTTTAAAAGATGGTATAAAATTTTTGGCAGATAATTTGGAAACAATATTGGATGTTGTTGTTGGTTTAACAAAGGCATGGGTACAATACAAAATTGTGGTTGGTTTATCGGCAGGTGCAACACGTTTGATGGGATCAACAATGGCAATGGCAGGCACACAATCAGGTATGATGGCAAAAGGTTTATTTGTAGCACGTGCAGGTGTAAATGGAATCAAAACCGCATTTGCATCACTGGGCAAAGCATTAAAGGCAAATATTTTTGGTATAATTATATTGGCCCTTTACAAATTATATGAGGCATTCACAATTGTGAAAACAGAGGCACAACAAATGGAGGCAATAAACAACAGATTGCAACAATCATCAACGGATTCAGCCGTTAAAATGGCACAGGAAACAAATCAATTGGATGTTTTGGTTACTGCAATCAAAGGTGCAAACAAAACAAATGGTGAACGTGAAAAATTAATTACTGATTTAAATAAAAAATACGGCACAACATTAACCAACATACAGGATGAAACAAAGTTTTTAAAAGAGTTGGACAAAGTTCAAAAGGATATTTTAAAAAATATTGAGGATAAAATAATGTTAGAGGAAAAACGCACGCAATTTGGTGTGATTGCAGGTGAAATTGCAAAATTAGAGGCGGAACAATTGGGGTTACAGGCACGTATTGAAAATGCATGGGGACAAAATGCATTTACAGAATTTTTGCAAGGGTTTGGAAATTATGAGGGTACAAAAGGAGTTTTAGCAAGTCAAGCACGTGAAAATGAAAAAGTTTTAAAAGCATTAAACGCACAAAAGGGAGTAATTAAAACATCATTGGTTGCAATGATGCAGGCAAATGCAGTTACCGCAGTTGCAGGTGGCACAGGTGGCACAGGCACCACAACACCAACAACAACAACAACACCAAAAACAAAACGCACACCAATAAACGTTGATTTGCGTGATCAATTGGATCTGTACAAAGAAATTTTAAAAGTACGTGAATCAATCAGGGCCATGAATGCAGGGATGCAGGATACTGCACGTGAACGTGAAATTGCTGATTTGGATAAATTGATTGAAAAGGAATTGGAAATTATTAATTTACGTATTGAGAGAGGGCAAACAGTCGATTTAACGGATGTTAATGCCTTAATTGGGTTATCAGGCCAAAAACAAAAAGATGATGTAAAAGCGGATGCGGATGAGGAAATACGTGTTTTAACAAACAAACATGATGAACGTTTTGTTTTGTTAAATAATGCATTAAATAAAGAATTTAAAAAGAAAAATGAAAACAACAAATTAACCAAAAAAGAACGTGCAAAATTAGATGCAAATTTAAAAGAAATGCAGGCGGATTTGGTAACAGAGGAAATTGCAAACCGTAAAGTTTTAAATAAACAAATTGCCGTTGTTGAACAAGAAAGTGCGGATAAAATTGTTGAAATTAATGCATCAGTAAATGAAAAATTGAATGAAGTTGATGAATTACGTTTGGTGGCATATGATGCAATTCAGGATCGTAGGGTAAAAAGTTTTGAAAACAGTTTGTTAAAATCCAAAAAATCTGATGAAGATATTGCAAAGGAAATGAAAGATTTTAATATTAAAATATTAGAGGAACGCATTGCAGAGTACAAAAAATATGGCAAAGATACATTGGATTTGGAAATTGAATTAAATAAATTAAAACGCAAAAATGTTGATGATGAAAACAAAGCATTATTAACATCACAAAAAGATTTATTGGCAGATCAAATCAGTATCATTCAATCATTAACTGATGCGTTTAACTTTTTTGCAGATAAACGAATTTCCAAAATTGATGAGGAAATAAACAAAGCACAGGAAAGATATAATACATATCAGGAATTGGCAAAAAATGGTAACATTCAGGCCCAACAATCACTGGCAACAGAGGCAAAATTGATTGCTGAAAGTAACAGGAAAAAAGAACAAATGGAAAAACGTAAACAACGTATTGCATTGGCATCTGATGCATTGCAGGCATATTTGCGAAATAGTGAGGATCCAGATGTTGAAAATCCATTATTAAAAACATTTACTGATATTACATTATTAACACAATTTGTGCAGAATTTACCATTTTTTGAGGATGGAATTGAGGATACAGGCAAACATGGAAATGGTGTTGATGGCAGGGGTGGTTTTCATGCAATCCTGCATCCAAATGAACGTGTTTTAACAAAGAAACAAAACGCAATGGTTGGTGATATAAGTAATGAAGATTTGGCAAAACTGGCATTGATGCATCAAACAGGTGTGATTGATCCTGCAATACATCAAACAATAATTGCAAAATCTGATGAACGTGTTGTTGAACGTTTGGAATCATTGGAAAAAACCATTAAAAACAAACCTGTTTCAAATATTGAATTGGAACGTATAATTGATGGTGCAATGCAGGTTGTTAAAACAACAACCAATGGAAAAAAAATAATTTATAACAGGTACAAAATTAATTAAATGAAACATTTTTTAAATGATATTGAGGTTGCACCACGTAATGTTTTGGAATTTGGTTTAACATCAAATTTTGGCGGTGATCCAACAATATTGCAAATTGATGCAGATAAAATCATTTTGCCACGTGAGGGTTTAAAGATCATACAGGATTGGATTGCATCACAGGGTTTATTTGAGGGCATACCATACCGCATTGAAATGGGCAATCAAATATCATTGGAGTATTATGTTGATTTAACTGAATCCGCAATCATTCGTGATCATGAAATTGAAGTTAAAATCAAAAAACGTGGTGCATATGATAATTTTTTTGATAATGCAAACGGTACATCATTTGAATTAATGGCGGAAAAAGGTGTTGTATTTCCATTGATTGATATACCATACCTGATTGTTAAAGATGATGTTTTAATGAGTGGTTTAACAATTGCAATATCATTGTACACCATGACTGATGCATTAGTGCAAAGTGTAAAGGATTTGGTTACAACCGCATCAAATATCATTGAGGCAACAACACCCAATATTGGTTTACCGCCTGCACCGCCAATTGGGGAAATAATTACATTGGCATTGAAATTTGTTGCACAGGCGATTTATACTGCATCATTATTGGTTGCAGTGATCAAATTGGCCCAACAAATGTTTGAATTGTTATTTCCAAAAGTTAGATATTACAAAGGTGCAACAGTAAAAAATTTAATACAGGCAGGATGCACATATTTAGGGTACACACTTAATTCATCACTTTTAAATTCAATCAGTAATTTGGCAATAATGCCAGTGCCATTAATAAAGGAAAAAAAATCTGTTGTTGATTACATTGAAAATGATTTAAATTTTGCATTTACAAAAGGTTATCCAACGGCAATGGATTCAACACCAACACTGGGATCATTAATTGATGCAATTGAAACAACATACAATGCACACACACGTGTATTCAATGGTGAGGTGCAAATTGAACGCAGGGATTTTTGGAGTGGAAACACACCAAACAACATTTTGCCTGCATTAAATATGCAGGATGATATGCAGGGTGAATTTGAATACAATACAGATGCAATTTGGAAACGGTTGTACATACATTATCAAATTGATTATGCAGATTTTCACACGGTTGATTTTTTTGATCCAACGGATGCAGAATACAACACAGAGGGTTTAAATGTAATTAATCAGGATTTGGTGTGTATAAAGGGTTTAAATGATGTAAATATTCCATTTGCATTGGGTGTACGTAAAAACAATTTAAATTGGATTGAAGAATTTGCAAAGGGATTTTTTAACGTTGTTGATAATATCACAGGCATTTTTGGCGGTGGAACATCATTTGTTTCACAGATCACAAACCGCATTGGAGTTACACAAATTGGCCAACAGTTTTACAGTAAAACAAAAATATTGTGGCAAATTGGCGGTAAACAACCATCAAATTATGTTGATATATTGGGTGCAAAGGGCCTGTATAACAATTATCATTACATAAATCAAATACAATTAAATGGTTATAAAATAATAAATGATGCACCAGTGCGGATGAGAACGGCAGATTTTGTAAATTTGCTATACAACAATTTTGCTGAAATCAATGGAACAAACTGTGAAATAATCAAAATACGGTTTAATAATGAAACATCACAGGCCATTATTTCATATAAAATACCGTTTGATTATGCCACAGGCAAAGTATTAACAACAGTAATAAATGATTAAAAATGGATAATAAAACCAAAAAAATAATTGATGAAACAAATAATATCATTGGTGATTTATCAGATAATTTAATTCAGTTGATGGCCCAAAGTAATAATGCATTAAATAATTTGCCACAGGATCAACGTGATCAGGTTGTAAAACATCAGGCCCATGTAAATAAAATCATGAAAACAATTAAAACAGGTGATATTGAAAAAATCCAAAAAATAATAAATAGCCATGCCAATACAAATAGTTGATCAAGATTTTGAACGTTATGCATTTAATGATGTGTATAATCAATACACCGCAAATGCAGGTGATGATGTGGAGTGCCAATGGAACATCCGTACACAAATGCGTGTTTCAAGTATTTCAAATCCATTAACACGTGATATTGCATTGAATCAGATCACATCACCATCTGTTTCATGGGTTGATGAGGGTTTTAGAACAGGCAACAAAGTAAGGATACAAAAATGGAGTGCAACACAATTGGTGTACACGTATTATGCATTTATTGAATACGTTGATGATCAATTGTTGGATTTAACAGGATCCGCACAACAAACATGGTATGATGCAGGTGCAGGTGAACAGATTGTTATTGTTGTTGTTAATAGTGATAATACAATAAAAGAATACACCAATTTGGAATTTATGATGAACAACAGTTTATCAGGGCAACAGGGCAACAGTTTGAGTTTGATTGATGGTGAACAATCACGTGTAATATTTGAAAATTTAGATCAGGCCGTAGTTGGGCAACCAATATTTGGCACATTTATTCCAAATCAATCAGGTGGGTTTTTGCGATATTGTACAATTACAAAGGGTTTTAATACATCTGATGAATTTATTTTTTACACAATGCGTGCAATTCATTGCCCTGTTTCTGCATATGATCAATCATGGTTTTTGGCATCCAGTAGTTTGAAAGTATATGCACAATGGAATTTTACACCGCAACCAAATGATCCATTTCCGCCTGCACAGGTTGTTTATGATGAAGTCGCAAACACAGGTTGGTTTAATCAACCGTTTGGAAATAGCACAACACAATCATCATTATTGCAGGGCATTGATGAATTAGATTACTGTGTGCCATCTGTACACACAATAATATTACAAACACCTGTTACAAACGCATCAAAAATTGCATTTGGTGCATGTTATATATCAATTGATGATACATATTATAAAAACAGGCCTGAAAGTCAGGCAAATATTTGCATGCTTGTAAGGCAATCAGATTTGGCAAATCAGGTATCAATTGTATCTGCACCCAATCCTGATGGTGCAACATATACAATTGCGATCAATAATGTTACAATACAAAACGGTGAGGTTTCCGTTACATTTACATTTGCACCATCACCTGAATTTAACACATTTATGGAAAACAGGCAGGATGGTGATCGTTTGATGTACATTTATTTTTGTGTTGATAATGTTAATTTTTTGGTGTTTGGTGATCAAATGAAATGTGATCCGCCAATTGGCGGTGTGTTGGGTTTAACAACCAATTTTGGTTTTTTAGATCATGGGCAAAACATTACACAAATTGGTGGATCCAAACAGGGATTTGTGGCAAACACAGAGGATGATTGTGCATGGTATGGTACATTTTTATTGGATAATAATCAGATATATGATAATTTAACAATGGAAATGGAAGTTTTTAACGGAACATCACAGGATGATTTTGCATTGCAATCATCACAATTTTCATTTGGCGGTTTACAAATCAATAATGCAGGGCAATATTTGATTAATGAAACGTTGCCAATTGTATCAACATTACCATCAAACAGTGCAAAAATAAACGCATTATTTAAACGTGTGCCTGCAATGGATACGGCAACGCAATACGGTGTATCTGTTTATTACCCATTTTTATTAAACTGGCAATATTGGTTGCAACAACAAAATGCATCAACCGATTTTTACCCAACACAAAACAGAAATTGGGAACAATATGATGATATTCCTGCATGGGAAATACGTTTTAAAATATCATTGATAAAAGATGGATTGGCATTTACAAACAGTAATGTGATCCGTGATTTACCATATGATTCATCAACTGTTATTGATCAGGATATTCAAATGTATATTGAATCCACAGGGCAAAATGTACAGGTTATTGCAATTGGTGAAACAATGCGTATTGTGGCAACACACACCATTAATAATGGTATGGCATGGGATCCAAATGATACATGGGCAATGATTACTGTTGAACCATTTGAATCAACCGCACGTACAATATGCAGTTCAGTTTTACCATTTGATAATGATTTATCAAACCCATTAAAACCAATCAATGGTGTTCAGATGGTAATAACATATCCATCACAAAATGTGGCACAAATTGAATGTTTTTTTAATCCTGATATAATTAATTTGGCAAATGGTGCTAAATTTACAACAAAAATAAAAGGATGCCCAACAACATTGGATGTAAGCGGTAAACGCACAACAGATGGAATTTTAAAAACAACCAGTGGTTTATTAAACACAGAAATAAAAACATTAGCAGAATAAAAAAATAAAATTATGGCACAAATACACAATTATCAAAACGAATCATTATTATTTAAAGATGAGGATTTTTATGACATTGATTTTTATAACGGTACAGGTTATGAATCAAAAAAAATATTGGGATCAACAATAAAGGCAGGAATTATTGCATCAATACCTGCACCAAATGTAAAAACAATTTACACTGAAAATGATGATGTTGCCAGTGATCGAACAATAAAAGGTTTAAACGGCACACATTTTTTTAAAATGTTAGATTTTAAAACCTTTGAATTTACTGCATTAAATACTGAATCTGAATGTTTTAAAATTAAAGTACCAACAGGTGATTCATTCACATCATTTGTGATTGCAAACAGTGCAAATAACAATCCAATGTTATCAATTGAAAATGGATACATTAAAATAAATGATAAATACAGGTTGCCATTGGCAGATGGTCAAACAGGCCAAATTTTATCCACAGATGGTGCAGGATTGGCCAAATGGATTGATGCACCGCAAACAGGTGTTACAAGTGTTGAAAGTTTAACAGGTGCAATTGATTTGGTTGGTGATGGTAACAGGATTATCCGTAACCCAATCAACAATTCAATCACAATTGAAAATGATGAAAAAATACAGGCCCAGCAATGGAATCGTGATGAAATTGATTATTTTGAAAATGATTACTTTAAATTTCGTTTTAGTGTTCCTGATGGTTTTTGGTTTATTGAGTTAAAACCATTACCGATTGGTGTTGTAGGTTGGGAAATTATTGCAAGTGCATCAATTGCCAATACTGCAAATTATCCAACATCTTTTGAAAACATGAACAATGTGGGGATACAATATAAAATTTGGCCTGCAATTACCGCCAAAAACAATCATATGAGGTTTAACGTTTCAATCAGGCCGATTATAAATTATGGTGAGCCACAACCAAAGGGTGCAATTCCATTGTTTCAACAGGAATGTTGGCATTCAGATGATCCAGAGGGCAGAGTGTTTCAGGTATCATCTGTATTGAGGCAAATTGATTGGTCAATTAAAGTGATTGGTTAAAATTAGAATAAAAAAAACATTAAAAAATAAATAAATTATGGCCTGTTGTATCAATTTAACATATGAAGTAAATGCAGTTGCAACCACAATTGAATTAAATACCGCAGGATCATTCAATGGATCTGATTACTTTGAGTTTACAGGAACAGATGGAATCATATATTTCATTTGGTACAATCTTCAAACAAATCAATGGTTGATTACAGAGGGTGTTGGTATATTTGGAAATCAAATTGGAAATACCAAAGAAATTTTGCAAACAACATGCCCACCAAATGGCATAAATGGGCAGGGTATTTGGGATCCGCCAAACGCACAGGCATTTTGGGATGGATACATGATACAGGAATGTGTTGTTGATTGCCCATGTTTAAAATTAACAATTGAGGCAGAGGGGTTTGCTGAACAAACATTAACATCATATAATTATTTTGTTGTAAATGGCAGAAAACATTTTGTATTTGAATACAACGGTTTAAATTTAGTTATTTATTACAATGGGAGTGAATGGTATGTTTCAGATTTATTAAACAATGAACAAAACACAGTTTATGTAACATTAAAAACACAGGATACATGCCCAATTGCAGAATATGTTTTTCCTGAAAATTTAATAAAAAACGGCACATTTTCGCAAGGCGGTGCGGATTGGGATATTGGGCCTGATTGGGTAATTCAAAACCAATCACGCATCCAATCATTTGGTGATGGATCAACACAATATTTATCACAGGTTGTTCCTGATATTATTGTTGGTAAAACATATGAAATAAAATATTTTGTTTTCACGAATACATTAAGCAACAACAGGTTGATAATGAGTGGAACAAGTGCGTTTCCATTAACCAATTTACCAATTGTTCCAAATCAAGTTAATACAATTGTTTTAACTGCAAATTCAGTTCCATCATCAGGTTTTGAATTTAGAATTGCAAATTCATCATCAAATACAAGTGGTGAAATTATAATATCTGCATTTGATGTACGTGAACAAATTGATCAAACCGAAAACTGGGATAGGCCTCCAAATTCGGCATTTAATAAATTAACAACATTTAAAACAGAGGGTGTGGATTGCCCAAATCCATGCCCATGTGTAGGTTTTATTTATCAAAATTATAATGATACAACACCAACACAAATTGATTTAACAGATACGGCAGGCGGATACAATGGATCTGCATTTTGGAGTACACCATATCCATTGGATGCAGGTAAATGTTTTTATATTTGGTTAAACATTAATCCTGATGGTAGTTGCCAATGGGCCGTATCACTGGATGAATGCAACAGTACAGATCCACGTAATGGTGTTGTTTTGGCATTGTTGGGTGTACCAAATTTTGAAAATTGTGATCCATGCCCATACGGCCTGTACACAAATACAAATACAGGAAATAAAATGTTTTCTGCAAATTTCAACATCATTGATTGTTCACAAAATGATTGTGATTATTTAGAGGATAGAATTGAAAAATTTTATGATGCAATCAGATTTCCAATTGTTTTTGAAGAAGAAGATAAAGGTTGGTTATTTTCATGTTGTGAAACATTTTTGGTATTGGCAGATCCATTCAGTGATGAAACATACAAAAATGATGTAAACAGTGCATGGTGTAAATTATCAGATCCACAGGATAATGTTGAATTTAAACTTTATAAGGATGGAGTTGAAACAAATTATCAACCAACAAAAACACCATTTGTAAATGAGGCAAACGCATTTTATGCAACAATTTTTTGGAAAGAAGTTTTACAAAATGAGGGCATTGGTTGTTACACATGGAAAGTTGAATATAATATATCAGGTGTAATTTCAAACTTTGTTTGGGGTGTATATAATTTGAAACAATACACAATATCAAATGCAAATCAAACCGCACGTGTGCGTGTAAAATTTAATTTGGTACAGGCAATTGAGGGCATCAATTTTACTGATTCAAATGTTGAGGATTCATTGCGTTTTTATGGATACATTGGTGAGAGGCAACCAAACATGGAAATTGATAATTTAATTTATCAGGATCGAACAATGAAATCCGTTATCAGGCAAAATTTAAATGAATACACAATTACAACGGATCCTGCAATGGATGATATTACACGTAAATTATGTGATTTGTATTTGTTATCTGAAAATGAAATGTACATTTCTGATTACAATATTGTAAACCACAGTTACAGGTATCAGGATTTGCCAGTAATTGTATTTAATACACCTGAAATTAATTATATTGATTTATCACAACGTAAGGCAATTGTTAAATGTGTTGTTTCGGATCGTACAAAAGATCAAAGGACATACTTTTAAATTCACAACAATTGTTTAAATTTGTTAAAATCAAAAATTAAAATCAGAATACATGGATCAAGAAACGGCAAAATTTATAATTAGTTTATCAGGCACATTGTTGTTTTTGATGTTGGGTACAATAGGATTTTTTATTTCACGGTTAATTTCAGATGTAAAACGTGCATCAATTGAGGTTGGAAAAAATAAGGGCAAAATTGAATTGGTGCAACAACAACAGATGAATGATATAAAACGTATTGAGGAACGCACACGTATTGAATTGCACACATTAACAACCAATGTTGGTGTTTTATCAGATAATGTAAATTCATTGGTGATTGCATTGGCAAAAAAAACCTTAAAATAAAATGATCAACAGGGCATGGTTGTACATTAAAAAATTAATACGTTCAAATTCACCTGAATCATCAAAACGATTTTTGGCAATTTATACTGTTTTATTTTTGGCAACATATGCGGTGATCAGATATGTAAACAGTGAAAATTTAACCACAGTTTTGGCGGAATTATTGGGGTTTGTTTTGGCCCTGATGGGCATTGCATCATATCAAAACATATTAAAAGACAAAAACAAATGATCAAAATTAAACACATATTTATTGTTTTAATATTGATCTTTTTTTGTTTATCATCATGTTCACCAGTGTACAGGCATTCACGTTTGGTAAAAAAATATCCATTTTTACATCAAACAGATAGTGTAAAATTAACAGATACATTGCGTTTTGAAATCCCAAAAATTCAAGTTGATACAGTTTTTCAAACAAATATGTTAATTGATACGGTGTATATTACCAAAGATCAATTAAAAATTAAAATGTTCACAGTGCATGATTCAATTTATATTGATGCAAAATGTGATACAATTTACGTTGAAAAAATAGTTACACGGAACATTCCTGTGAAATATTATGTACAAAAGGATCATTGGTTTGATCAATTTAAATCATGGTTGAAATGGGTTTTTATTGTTTTATTAATTATTTTAGGGTTGCGGATAATCTATAAAATCACGTGATGAAATATACGAGGGTTAGAAATTACACGGATGATCAATTATTGGATCATGTAAAATCATTACAAAATTACAGATCAATACCCAACGGTATTTGGATTTTGGGTGTACGTTCAAATGAGGATACACCAAATATTTATGATGATAAATTTTACATATTTAATCACAATAAATGTGTTGATGTTTTAACAGGCACCACAAATTGCGGATTACCTGCATTAAAGGGCGGTTATAAAAAATACAATAAACACGGTGCATTTGTACTGAAATCTGATATGTGGCACCATAACATGTGGAAATACGTTTATAGGACAACACGTGGCCATGAATTACGGCAGGTTTATCCTGTGCAGGGATACAGGGATGGCAACAATGATGATAAAAATGATGAAATTGGGCCAATTGTTACTGGTTATTTTGGCATAAATTTTCACACAAATACATTTAAATGGTACAATGCGGTGATCAAATGGTTTATTGGATGGAACAGTGCAGGGTGTCAAGTAACAAACGACAGGATCACATACATAAAATGGTTAAACGTATTTAAAGAACGTTTAAAAACCAACAGGCAAAACAATGTTACATATTGCCTGATTAATGAGTTTGTGCCTAAAAACGCATAAAAATGCCGTTCCTGTTCATCATTGGTTGCAAAACCTAACGGCAATTTTTAAAGGTATTGTTTACGCAATACCTTTTTTTATCTAAAAATAAAAATAAAATTAAATTTATCATGTTTTATTGTATATATAAATTTAATTTGTATATTTGTCCTGTTGCAACGAGGCAACCACATTAATAAATTACTTAAAACGTTGATTATGAACACATTACAAGAATTACACACCGCAGTTACAAACAAAGGATTTGAATTTGAATTATTTACTGTTGCATTTAACAGGTTTGGTGATACAATTGGTTTAAACAATCACCAAAAAACATATTTTGGTTTTGGAAATGTTGATGCATGGTTTTGGTTTGAGGGGTACACATGTGATGATTCTGAAAAATTATTTTTTTCTGAAAAATATTTTCGTAATTCAGGTAAATCATACAAAACATACAAAAAAGAACGTGAGGCATTACAATTATTGGGATTGTCTAAATACTAAAAAAAACAGGGCATGGTAAAACATGCCCATTTTAAATTTAAAAAAATGAAAATACCATTTTTAACACAACGTGAAAAATCGTGCATACGGTTTTGGAACACAAAACAAAACAGTGATGTAATACGCACATCATTTAATTTGGCCCATTATTTAAAAGTTAAAGCACACAGGGATGGCATTGAAAAAAATTAATATTGAATTGTATTACGAAGATCAAAACGATCTGATGCAACAGTTGTACAAAATACACAACAAAGCATCAGAGGGTTTTTATTTTTTTTATGCAGAAAAATTTGATTTCCATGTTTGGAATGTTGAGGAAATACCATACACAATTGAATTTATTGATGGTAAACAATGTATGGTTTATCAATCAAAAATGAATAAAACACCAAAAAAAATATAATATGAATGATGAAACAAACATGCACGTTCATGTACCAACGGCAACACTGGCAGAAATTAAACAGTATTTAAATGATAATTACAAAGATGGTTGTTATTGCCCTGCATGCAATCAAAGGGTGCAAATGTACAAACGTAAATTGGCATCAACAATGGCATTTTGCCTGATTAAATTTGTGATCCATCAACGTAAAAATCAAAATCAATATTCAAAATTTACTGATATTTTGAATGCGGAAAACATCACACCAACACAACGTGCAGATTGGCAAAAGTTGGTTTATTTTAAATTGATTCAATCTGATAATGATATTGCAGGAATGTACAGGATCACACCACATGGTTTTGATTTTGTGCAGGGCAACATATTAATGCCAAAATATGCAAACGTGTTAAATGGCAAAGTGTACGGTTATTCAATGGAACAGATACATATTAAAAAAGCATTAACAACAAAATTTAATTTAACTGAATTGTTAAACCACAATTAAAAAAAATAAATTA